TGGGGCATCGGCGGTGAGTCGCTCGCGAACGTGTCAATTGTGCGCAATGAAGAGATTCAATCCCAGTGGGGTTACGCGTACGAGTCAGAAGTCATGGTGTTTGAAGAGCTGCGCCAGAGTGAGGCGAAAGACCGCCGCGCGCTTGAGAACCATCTAAAACCCATCATTGCTGCGCCGCCGGATTTTTTGCAGGTCAACCGCAAGGGGCTGCACCCGTATCAGGCATTAAACCGCATCTTCGTTCTTGCGTTCTCGAATGAGCGTGTGCCGATTTCAGTCGCAGGCGACGACCGCCGCTGGTTTGTCACTTATTCGGAAGCGCCACGCATGACCGAGAGCGAAGCCACTGCAATATGGGATTGGTACAAGGCCGGTGGGCTGGCGGTCGCTGCCGGCTGGCTGTATCAGCGTGACGTATCGCGATTCAACCCAGGCGCAACCCCACCGCTGACCGAGGCGAAAATCATTATGGTCGAGCAGGGCAGATCGACCGCCGAATCGTATCTGGTCGAGATGATCGAGCGCCGGCTGGGCGAGTTCTCTGGCGGTGTCGTGGCCGCACCGTTCTATAGCCTGTGCGACCGGCTACAGGGTGGGGCGCCAATGAATACCCGCGTGGTACAGCAGGCGCTCTTGCATGCGCTCAAAGAAGCCGGCTGGGTCGATATGGGGCGGTTAGCGTCGCGCGAGTTCGGGACTAAGAAACATATATTCTGCGCGCCAGAGCTGGCCGATACGGCCACGAAATCAGAACTCAGGCGAATGGTCGAGGAAACACCGCCGCCGTTAGCTGTGCGTCTTGTGAAATAACGCCGTAATATAGTTATGCCAATGTCGGGTATCTTTTCGACAGGGCATTACTATGCGTAAAGTGACTGATGAGGAGTTTATGGCTGCGTGGGGGCGGACATTGTCCGCTACTGAAACAGCGAAACTGTTAGGCATTAACGTCCGTGCAGTCAACAGCCGGCGCCGCAGTCTTGAAGGGCGTTACGGCACGATTCTACCCAGTAACGACTCGCGCAGTTCTAGTTTTAACGTCACCATCCCAGAGAACGGCGTACGCGTCAAGTTTGAACTTGATAGCGGCGTGATTTTGGTTGGTAGTGACTGCCATTATTGGCCTGGCATTGTGTCCACTGCGCACCGCGCGTTCGTTATGTTCGCCAAAGAGATGAAACCCAAAGCGATCGTAATCAACGGCGACGCGTTCGACGGCGCAACAATCAGCCGGCACCCGCCTGGCGGCACATGGGAAGCACTACCGAACGTCAAACAGGAACTCGAGGCGTGTCAGGAGCGCTTGTCTGAGATCGAAGCAGCGTCACTGAACAGCAAACTCCACTGGACCTGGGGAAATCACGACCTCCGTTTCAATACCAGATTGGCATCACAAGTGGGCGATGGCTTCAAAGGCATTGTCGGTATGAACCTGACTGACCATTTTCCGCGCTGGCGCTTTTCAACGTCAATTATGGTCAACGGTAATTGCATGATCAAGCACCGTTGGCACAATGGATTACACGCGGTTCATAACAATATTTTAAAAGGGGGGACCTCGGTCGTGACCGGCCACCTACACAGCCTAAAAACGGTTCCCTGGACGAATTATGTGGGCACTTCGTATGGCGTCGATACCGGCTCACTAGCAGACGTGCATGGTCCTCAATTTAGTTATGCGGAAGACAACGCCAAGAACCATCGCAGCGGATTCGCGGTACTTACTTTCTATAAAGGCAAGCTTTTGCCGCCGGAGTTATGCGAAGTGTTAGATGAAGATGCGGGCGAGATATATTTTCGCGGTTGTGTTTTTAAAGTGTAATTTTTGAGCCCTAGAATCAATTTACGGCGCGTGCCGTGACACTTTCGGGAGTAACAAAATGGCAATCACTATTTATACTGCGGATGCAGTTATCGAAATCGACAATGACGTTTATGAAGTTGAGTTTGACGACGAAGTTGAGTTCGACGCTGAAGACGAGTTCGACGGCGAAGATGAAGACGGCGTTGAGTATGACGTTGACGGCGTGGCGTGGTGGTACGACGAAGAAAGCGATGTCGTGTATTTTTACGACGACGAAGCCGAAGACTGGGTTGAGTACGAAGGTGAGGAAGACGAAGACGAAGACGAAGACGAAGGCGACGAATAACAGCGCCACAACCGCGCCAGACAAGCCTGGCGCGGTTTTTTTATGGGGTTTGATATGAAATTCATTCAAAAGCAGATCGAGGCGTCTGAGCGCCTGTACACAATCATGCTAGCCGATCACAAAGAGCGGTTTGATAAAATCGCCGAAGTTTACGCGTTGAGCGAACACCTGCAGAAAAAATTAGATGCGCGGGACGCTGAGATCGCTGAATTGCGCCTGCAGCTGCGCGCATATGAAATAATGGAACGCATGTAAAAAAAAGCCCGCCAGAAGGCGGGCAAAAGCGGCTGGAGATTGGCCGCGTCACAATCCTAGCACGACAGCAAGCAAGGCCGCTAGTATCAATCCGATGAGAGCGAACATGCGGCCTCCTGTTCAATATCTTTGATGATGTAATCCTTCAGCAAGTCGATCACGTCAACGCCGCCGGCAAATGCGTGAATGAGCCATGCGCCGGCGGCCATGCCGACCGACCGGTCGCCGGGCTCATAATCCAAAAAGCAGAGCAGTTCGGTGTCGCCGTGCGTGTACGTGTACGGCCACAGATGCGCCGGATACCACGGCGCGCTGGTATCAATTTGCGTTTTCATCGATCACCTCGAATAGTGGCATTGTCGGGTCATACTGCGCTGTAGTGTATTGATTCAGGTTGACGTAATCGCCGGGAATGAGCATATTCAGGCGCTCGAATTCGCGGACATAATCGCGCGTTGACATGGGCGTGCCCGCTGGATGTCGGACATGCGGAAACTTCCGAATGTTTTTAGGCTTGGCGGGCTTGTAAGGCTTGCGCGCAAGCTTGGCTAGTTCGACCGGATCGCGGTCGAATTTCACTTTATAGGTGGTACCGTCAATATTTATCGTTTGCATAGTTCAGACTCCAGAAGGTAGGTGTTGATCAAGTGTAAGGCCCGTTCAGCGCTTGCCATGCCTTCATAGGGTTCCGGATCATCAAGCGCTTTAGATAGCACGGCATGCGCTTGCCAGAGTAGCGATTCATTTGCGCCGATAATATCGGCCGTTTCCTGTGCGGCGATCGCCGCTTGTTTAAGCTTGCCCATAATTAGACCCTTTCAATATTCGTCATCAGTGCACATTAAAATAAATTTTAGTTCTTTAATTGATAACCCTGTAATGCGTGATAGTTGCGCCAGAGTCATATCAGGGTTTGAGTCATACATATATTTGATTTCAGCGATTGTCATAATGATACCTTTCAGGTTTACCACAGCGCGCGGCCATGAGTGTCGATTGTAGGAACTAGGCGCGCCGGTACAGGCACGCGCCGCGTGATATACCGGCCATTGGCCGGCGGATAGTCCAGCCACTGTATAACCGCATCAAAACAGTCTAAGCGGCCGTATTGCAGGCGGTACCGCGTCATGCCGCCAATTTAATGCGAATTACTTTATTCATTTTGACACCGTGCGCCGGATAGGCGATCACTTTCACTTTTTTGTCATAGCAGGCACGGCACGGACCGCAGGCGCCCCCATTGTCATATGCGCCGCATAATGTCATGCCGCGCTTTGCATCGCCTGGAGTTGGCACAATGACGCTACCGTGCAATCCTTTTGTATATTGGCCCGTCACTGAATCGCTCGAGAATCGCACGCTTACATTTTTCAGCGCTTGCATTTCCGACAATACTTGACGAAATTTTGGAAACTTATGCATGCGCGTCGGTAACCAGTGTTTCACCCACGGCGTGCGGCGCATAACTTCGAGAATCTTTTCAGCGAGCGCCAATGTGTACATATCGCCCGAATCAAACCAGCGAAAATGCGTATCTTTGGCTAGTTCGCGCGTCATATCGTCGGACCATTCAATACGCTGCCAATCTTCTTTATTGTGCCTGCGCGGCGCTTTGACATTCTCAAACCGGTAATTGCCGGTAGTGGCATAACAGCCGGCGCAGGCGTCGACTAGCACGCCTGGCGCCGCTATTGAGCCGGGACACGTTTCAAGCGCTTGTAATGACCATGAGCGCACGCCGTCAAGTTTTGAAGTAACAGAAATTTTCATTTGGTCGGTCCCTTGTGATTGATTAATAAGCTAGGCACATAAAAACAAATAGCGCCAGCGCCGCGAATGCGCCAATGGCGCCGCATATCTCTGCAAGTGTCGGTTTTTGCATTTTGTTTCCCTTAATAGTGGCCGGCTTTCGCCGGCCGTTTGATTTACAGGCCAAAGATTTTTAACGTGTGATAAAAGAAGGCGAGATATATAACACTAACGACATATACCGCGCCGATCGCTAAAACCGCTGCCGCTGTTATCTCAAGTATTCTCATGTTTTCCTCCGATTTGCTTAAAATTTAATCAGTAAAATACTACACAATGTTTTGCTGCTGAAAACCATTATAGCGGCACAAATTAAAATGTCAAACATTATTTTGCATTTATTTTGGTGTCAATTTGTATATTTTTTGTCGCCAATGTAAGCGATTTGTGGGTCATGAAAAGGGCGCGGATGACCTACGCGATAACCTAGTCTGCTACTAGCTTTTAGCTATTTGTGGGTCATGTAGGCTATTATTTTAGTAAAGTTAAAATCTGTATTTATACTGTATATATGTACAGCTAATAGCTGCATAGCCCCCCGTCCCCCACGCTGTACGCAGCCGGCGACTTGAAAAAAAGCCCCAAAATAGCCTACATTTTAAGCCCTTGATTTTAAAGGGTTTTTTCTGTTACTTTTAGGAAACAAAAGTTGTAAGCCCTTGATTTTAAACAGGAAAAGTGTGGGTTTTTGCAAATGACCCACACTATCAACCAATGCCAGTAGGGTTATTATGAGTTATCCACAGGTTTGGTAGCATTATGCTACATGTTAGTGACCACTTACTTTGTAAGTAAGTACTCACTAACTTGGTTAGTTAGTGCTTACTAACCTGGTTAGTAAGTGCTTACTAACTTGCCAGGCTGACAACACAAAAGTGAGTGCTCACTAACCTGGGGGGTGGGGGGCCCGCGGCAGGCCGGTCGCGGTCACGGAGGTGTCAGAAGAAATTTTTTATTTTTTTAAAAAATGTTGGTAGCCAACATTGCCCACAAATGCGCTAATATCCGCATATGTTCAAATCGATACCATTCTCACCGCGCAAAGTCGAGGCGACCGAAGCCAGGCTTCAGGCGATCTATGACGCGGCTGCCTTGGGTCTGAAGGGCGACTCGCTGGCGTTAGCTGCTGGCATGCTGCCCACCGAGTTCAGGCAGCTGTGCGAGCTTGACCCAGTGGCCGACATGGCGGTACTAAAGGGCCGCGCTGACTCCGAGATTGAGGCAAGCGCTCACTTGAGAGACGCAGCACGTTCTGGCGACAGCAAGGCGGCACTGGCAATACTGCAACACGTCCACGGCTGGACAGCGCGTCAGGAGATTAGTGTCGACATCACCAACAAGATCAGCATCACGCAGGCGCTGCAACAAGCACAAGAGCGCGTCTTGGACGGTCTAATTACTGAGCAGCAGCCCACCCATCTACCTACTAAAGTGACGAATGGCGCAACAGCCGATCTATGACGCCGAGGGCGAGCAGCTCCTAATGACGCGCCTCTGGGCGCCAACCATCGCTGACGACCCCGAGGCGTTCGTGTTGTTCGCGTTCCCGTGGGGGCAGGCAAACACGCCGCTGGCCAAGTTTAAAGGCCCGCGCACTTGGCAGCGCAAGATACTGCGCAGGATAGCCAGCCACATCCGAAATAATCGGGGTCAGATCGACATGGACGCCCTACGCACTGCGGTCGCGTCCGGTCGAGGGATTGGTAAGTCCGCGCTAGTCAGCTGGCTCATCCTGTGGATGCTGACCACCCGCATAGGATCAAGTGTGATCGTGTCAGCCAACTCAGAAGCGCAGCTCCGCTCAGTCACATGGGGTGAGTTGACTAAGTGGCAGGCGATGGTAATTAACAACCACTGGTGGGAGATCAGCGCGACCAAGCTGGTGCCCGCTAAATGGCTAACTGAACTGGTCGAGCGCGACTTAAAGAAGGGTACGCGCTACTGGGCAGCCGAGGGTAAGTTGTGGTCGGAAGAGAATCCGGACAGCTACGCGGGTGTCCACAACCACGACGGCATGATGCTGGTGTTTGATGAGGCCAGCGGTATTCCGGACGCCATCTGGTCGGTCGGTGCGGGCTTCTTTACGGAACCGATACTGGACAGGTACTGGTTCGCGTTCTCCAACCCCCGGCGTAATCAAGGCTACTTCTACGAGTGCTTCCACGCCAAGCGTAACTTTTGGCAAACAGAGAACATCGACTCCAGAACGGTCGAGGACACGGACAAACAGATATATGAGCAGATCATTGCGGAGTATGGCGAGGATTCGCCACAGGCTAGGGTTGAGGTCTACGGTGAATTCCCATCGGCTGGCGAAGATCAGTTTATTGGTGCGTCTGCTGTCGACGATGCCGCCCAAAGGCCACGCTACAAGGACGAGACGGCGCCAATTGTTGTCGGCGTTGACCCAGCTCGAGGCGGCGCGGACGCAACCGTCATCGTCGTCCGACAAGGACGGGACTTGGTAGCGATCAAGCGGTATCATGGCGAGGACACCATGACGACCGTTGGCCGGGTGATTGACGCCATCGAAGAGTACCGACCAGCGCTAACAGTGATCGACGAAGGTGGTTTAGGCTACGGGGTACTTGACAGGCTAAAAGAACAGCGTTACAAGGTGCGGGGAGTGAACTTCGGATGGAAGTCGAGCAAGCCCGTCATGTGGGGCAACAAGCGCGCTGAGATGTGGGGCGCGATGCGGGACTGGTTGAAAACGGCTAGCATCCCCAACGATAGGCAGCTCAAAGCCGACCTGACCGGCCCGATGAAAAAGCCCGACTCGTCGGGGACGATCTATCTGGAAGGCAAGAAAGAGATGAAGTCGAGAGGGCTGGCCTCACCGGACGCAGCCGATGCGCTGGCAGTGACGTTCGCGTTTCCGGTAGCTGCCCGTGAGTCAAGCTACGAACGGGCGGCACGGTCAACCCCGCGAGGGTATCAGCAGACGACAGTAGCAACTGGATGGATGGGGCACTAAGATGGCAACAAAGAAAAGTGTGTCGTTAAGTGTAGGCCGGGGCGAGAAGCTGCCGGTCAGCAAGGGTGCCGGCCTGACAGCCAAGGGGCGGGAGAAGTACAACCGCGAGACAGGCAGCAACCTGAAGGCACCGGCACCGAGTCCGAAGACGAAGGCAGATGAAGGGCGCAAGAAGTCGTTCTGCGCTCGAATGGGTGCCGTGGCGGCTAACGCCAAAGACGGCGAACGAGCGAAAGCAGCTTTGAAAAGGTGGAAATGCTAATGGCTACTAAACCAGGATTGTACGCAAACATTCATGCTAAACAGGCACGCATTAAGGCGGGCTCTGGCGAGAAGATGAGGAAGCCCGGCTCACCCGGCGCGCCAACCGCGAAAGACTTTAAGCAGTCTGCTAAGACAGCTAAAAAGGGGAAGTAAGATGCCGCTCGTTAAGTCATCAAGCAAAGAAGCCTTTCGTAAAAACGTCAAGGCCGAGGTACAATCTGGCAAGCCTGTAAAACAGGCCGTGGCCATCGCCTACGCCACCAAGCGATCAGCACAATCTAAGGCGCCAGCTAAAGGCAAAAAGTAATGGACTACACCGGCATAAATTCGGCTGCTAAAGTTGCTGCGATCGGCGGTAACCCGCCCACCAAAAAGGGTGATGAGAGCGACAGCGACACGCTGGCAACCATGCGGACTCGTCTGCAAATGACGCTCTCCGCGCTGTCTGAATCCCGTGAAGATGAACTAGATGACCTGCGCTTCTACGCAGGCTCGCCAGATAACCACTGGCAGTGGCCAGCAGACGTCTTGGCTACACGCGGTGCGGTGCAAGGGCAGACGATCAACGCCCGCCCTTGCTTGACCATTAACAAGCTGCCCCAGCATGTCCGACAAGTCACGAACGACCAAAGACAAAACCGTCCGAGCGGCAAAGTTATACCCGCTGACGACCGAGCCGACCCCCAAGTCGCCGAAATCTACAACGGCATGGTCAGGCACATCGAGTACATCTCTGACGCCGACGTCGCCTACGACACCGCCTGCGAGAACCAAGTAAGCTACGGCGAGGGCTACATCCGCATCATTACCGAATACTGCGACGACAACACCTTCGATCAAGACATCAAGATCATGCGGGTGAGGAACTCGTTTTCGGTCTACATGGATCCAACCATCCAAGACCCCTGCGGTGCAGACGCTAAGTGGTGTTTCATCACGGAAGACTTGCAACGCGAAGAATATGAGCGCCTGTTCCCTGACGCGTCGCCTATCTCTAGCCTGCAAACGCTAGGTATTGGCGACCAGTCGATTAGCATCTGGATCAATGAAGACACGGTGCGTATCGCCGAGTATTACTACATTGAATACGAAAAAGCGACGCTACATCTGTACCCTGGCAACATCACGGCTTTCGAGGGCTCGCCCGAAGCCAAGCAGTTGAAGATGATGGGCGTCAAACCCGTGCGTACTCGTCAAGTAGACGCCAAGCGGGTCAAGTGGTGCAAGACCAACGGCTACGAGTTTTTGGAAAAAAGCGATTGGGCAGGCGACTACATACCGGTTGTGCGCGTGGTTGGCAACGAATTTGAGGTCGATGGCAAGCTGTACGTGTCTGGATTGGTCAGAAATGCCAAGGATGCGCAGCGGATGTACAACTATTGGACGTCACAAGAGGCAGAAATGCTTGCTTTGGCACCAAAAGCGCCATTTATTGGCTACGGCGGCCAGTTTGAAGGCTACGAAATGCAGTGGAAGACGGCCAACACGCAAAATTGGCCGTATTTGGAGGTAAATCCGGACGTAACGGACGGAAATGGTGCAGTGCTGCCGCTACCACAGCGCGCGCCGCCCCCGCTGCCGCAAACTGGCCTGATTCAGGCCAAAATGGGTGCCTCAGACGACGTCAAATCGACCACAGGGCAGTACGACACTAGTCTTGGAGCGACCTCTAATGAGCGTTCGGGCAAGGCAATCATGGCGCGCGAGCGTCAGTCTGATACGGGTACGTATCATTACGTCGATAATCTGGCGCGGGCTATTCGGCATGTCACTCGTCAGCTGGTT